ACGTACCGTTGTGCCGCAATCTGCTTCTGTTTTTACTTTTGAATTAATACCATATTTGACAATTCCAAGCCGGTGTCCCTGACAGTAGCCAATATTATCATTATTGCACGCTGTAATCATTGATTCTGCCAGTTTATCCGCCATATCTTTTGTTTTTGGTCTTAACACATACCATCCTTTTTTATGAACATAAAAGTTTTGCATACTTACTTCTGTTCCGGTCTGATCTCCCGGTCTCCCACCGGTCAATTTCCCATTTTCATCATGTCTTGCAGATCCAATTCTCATATTTATACCTCCAAGTTCTTTTCTGGTTTTGGGTGGCTCAACTCATAGTTTGACTGCATGACTTTAAGTTTTGCCACAAATAGCTCTCTCTGTTTCTTTATTTCTTCTTCCGTCATTTCTGAATCATCTTTCCCTTGTTGCTCATTGATTGGTTTTTTAATATACTTTGATTTTGCTTTTCGTCCGGCAAGGCAATGTTCTACTGCCACCGATACCGCTGACAATCCATATGTTCCAAACCACATCCACATCTCATTGTCTCTTTGCTTTTTATCTAAGTTGTAAGCATCCGCATAAGGCTGTAAATCAGCCGGGCAGGACGTGTCTATGTCACGCACGGTAAATCCATACCCTTTTGTAACTAAAAGCCAGAATGGGCGGATTTCCGCACAATATGTTCCCCATGTAAGTTCTCTCTGTTCTTCTACTTTTTCCTCGGAGTTTTCTTCTCCGCTTCTTTCTGATCTGCTTTGAGCAGTTTTGATAAAAAACCGTTTTCAAGCAGCTCCGCTAAAAGTGCATTGTAAAGTACCTGAACATCTGCATCTTCTCCGTCAAAGTAATCATCCAGCATGGCATATACTTTTCCAAGCTGCTGTTCCTTTTCTCCCTCATTGTCCGGATTGTATCCAAGTTCCTCTTTGTGAAACTTCTGCGCGCCTACAAGGATTAACTCTGGAAGAAATAAAAGGATTTCGTCAACCGCTTCGATATCTTCCATCTGGTCTAATTTTGCTACTTTCTTGATAATTCCGCTTTTCACGGTTGCTTCATATCCAAACTTGATCTGTAATTCTTTCTCGCCAAATTTTAATTTTGTCATTTTCTTTCCCTTTCTCCCTCTCATATAGGGAAAGGGCAGTCCGAAGACCGCCCTGTTCTTTTAAATTGTTTCTTCAAGCTCTGGCTCGGTTGTCTGGTTATCGTCAGCCGATCCAACCGAACTATTCGACTGACGTGTTATTCCCCCGGTGTAAAAGCTACAGCGGTGTCCATGCCCTTGTATTCTTCAATGGTAAGATTCATTTCAACCGTCAAAAGTTCGTTCTGACCAATCTCCGGCTGTGGAATCTGCTCTGGCGGCTGAGCCACAACAAAAAACGCGTCGGTAAATCCCGGGATAATAGTTTCAAACCACATTCTTTTCCCGCCGGAAAGCGCCTTATACGCCGTGATAAGTGCTTCCCACTCTTCCTTTGTGGCATCCGTAAGGTTTACCGTGATAGGGAAAGAGCCACCGGTATCTGCGCGACCCTTTACATATCTGGTAATAGCATCTTCTAATGCAGATGCGTCAATCTGTTCCGGCTCAATGTTAATACCGCCGATTGCGTTAATTCTTGTAAGCTGTTTAAACGATGTAGGCTTTGTTCCGGCTGTCGCTTCTGTGCCATAGCCAAACGTAATTCCTAACGTAGACAATCCTGCTTCTGCCATTTTTACCTCTCTTTCTACCGCCAAATAATGCGGTTATCGGGCGCATCTTTTTGCACCCGGTGCATAAAAAATAGAGCCTTTCGGCTCTTTTACATCAATCTGTCGTTGGCTCCGATTATCCGCCGGAACCTTGCAACGCTTCTAAATTTTTTTTCACTGTCATTTTTAAACTCCGGCATTGCTGTAATTTGAAATCGCATCTGTTTAAAGGCATCAGCTAAAATAGCCATAATCCCTTTTGCATCGCTCTGCTTTGTGTTTGTAATGACGTCAACCTGTATTGTTTCCTGCACCGCATTTACGGATGTGCCCTCTAAATCTGCCCCACGTTCAAGCCCCGGCATCTCATGGATGTAAATAGTCGGGAAAACAGGGTCTTTATCAAGGTTCTTTTCAACCGTTGTAAATGCAGTGTCAAAATTCATGCTTTTGTATTTTTTCTTGAGTTTTGGTTTGGCTATCGTTACAACATTGGAAAAAATGTTTGTTTCAAGGTCAAATACCCACTGGTTGCCTGCCATTATCCAAACACCTCCTTCGCTGTCTGTGTAACAATCTGACGCAACTCATTTGCGGTCAGATACATAAATGGTCGGCTTGGCATTCCCTCTGTAAACCACCAATCGCCATTGTCGTCCTGGTAAAACCATCCATATCTTCCATCTGAAATCTGATGTATAGTTTTTCCACTTGCGTACTGCCATGAAACACCCTCCGGCAGTTTCCCAGGATAAGGACTTTGCTGTCCCACAATTCCGGTTCCAAACTCAACAAATGCGGCATGGTCTGTACCGGCTATTACCGCCCATATCCCGCCGCCCTTAGTGCTTCCTTCATATTCCGC